TTATAGTTTGGTTAATTGTTTGTAATTGATGATCAATACACCATTACTTTGCGAAACTAATTTCTGGTTTTCTGGGGTTTCGTTCAGCTCGACCACCGCAGAGTTTTTCAACTGCTTTGTGATGGTACCAGTTTGTTTCTTCCCATGGAACGTGAACATGACAGGAGTAGCGACCTCAAACGTTGAACCTTCTTGTGACGGGACAATTGTTGTTTCGAATTTACCAAATGTTGCCATGTAAAAACCTCCTTGATACTTCTATTATATCACAATTTTCGGAAAATTTCAGTAAGTAGATTTTTTTCAGCAGACCTCTTTACAAAACAACCGTTTTTGCATATAATTTTCTTTGTGCCATACAACGCCAGCTTAGCTCAGTTGGTAGAGCAACGCACTCGTAACGCGTAGGTCACAGGTTCGAATCCTGCAGCTGGCATAACCGAAAAAAGTTATCACATCAAGGATTATCTGAGATGTTGATGACTTTTTTTATTCTAATTTTTTAGTTCGTGGGCAGAAACGTGGGCAGAGAATTGGATTGCCTAAAAATAAATAACGCTTTACTCTTTGAGCAATTCTGAAAATCTATCGCTTGCAGCACGCTTAGATTCTTCTAGAGCGTGGCCATATATATTCATTGTTGTCCTATAATCTTTATGTCCTAACATCTCCTGTACTGCTTTTATAGGTATGTTAGCATCGGCAAGTAAATACGAAGCAGACGTGTGGCGTATGTCATGGAAACGAATGTCCCGCAGTTTGGCACGTTTAATGAATCTTTTCCAATTTCGATAAAGAGAAGTAGGAAGTTCGAAGGTCCCTTCTGGTGAACCAAAAATATACTTATGCTCTGGATCTATATTTAGCTTTATACGAGCTTCTTTATTTTTCATCATAAATTGTTTCATATAATTCATGTAGCTTTCAGGAACAGGGATTGTCTTCGAATCAGAAGCCTTTAATCCGTCTCTCCTCTGATACTTCTTATTCTCATCTAACACAACTCGCTGATGGAAACACACAGTATTATTAGTAAAATCAAAGTCCTTTTCTTCGACAGCGGCAATTTCTCCTTCTCGGGCACCTGTGAAGAATGCGGTTAATACTAATGCTTTTGTTTTATCTGAGGCATGTTCCTCTAATGCTACTAGCATTTTGTTTACTTCATCGATAGAATAGGGCTTTGGAGTATCTGTATTTTTTACGTTATCTTTGGGCAGCCTGACATCTGAAACTGGGTTATGACTAATTATCCTATATTGATCCTTAGCGACATTAAAAACGCTGCTAAGAGCATTTAAAAAGCGCTTTTTTGTCTTTCTCGATATTGATTCTTTATCTTTGCGAAATGACTTGGCGGCAATAACTATTTCTTTTATTTGATAGGGTTTGATTTCTACCATCTTTTTTGCTTTTAGAGAAGGTAGAAACCTTTTCTCGATAATATCGGAGTATTCTCTTAAAGTTCTTGGTTCAAGCATAGAATGTGCTTCTTTTTTCCACATATTCTCATAAAAATTTTCAAAAGTTATCGTTGAGATATCTTCATATCCGTGTTCTTCTAATTGTTCTATCCAGGAATCAAGTTCAACATAAGCTTTACGTTGATTTTTCGATTCAATGGTTTTGCTTAATCTTATAGGATTTCCGTTTTCGTTGTAGCCAACAGTTACTCTAAGTCGGAATTTACCACTTGGCAGTTTTTCAACAGTACCTTTTTCAATCGCCATATTGTTACCACTCCTTGTTTTTGCTACAATAGGCATAGCAAATAAGCCTATAGTTTATTGCTTAGCACGCTCTCGCCGTCCAAAGTGAGGGGCGTGTTTTTTGGTTTAATATAGTATTCAGACATTCAACTACCCTGGAACATTTAGAAGCCTATGATATCAGACTATTAAGTCTCGTTTGTGTTTAAAGAATAAAAGAATGAAACTTTGTTGTTAATAAAATAAATATAGATCTTTTCTTCTTCAGTTTCGGTATCATAAACGTATAACTCTACGTTCTTTTTTTCATTAATAGCCTTGTAAGTTTCAGAGTACTCTGCATATCCTCGAAGATTATCTTCTTCATTTCGATCAAATTCAATTCGAGTGTTGTAAATTGTCGTTATACTATCGTATTTTCCAGTTAAATCATCTCTGTCTGTCGTTTTAAACGACGGTTTACCTAAAACTTCTTCAACTTTTTCTTGATCCATATCAATCGATATTTTGGAAATATCCTTTGAAGTAAGGTTTTTACCGCAACCAGAGAGAACAAAAATAAATATTAATACCAGTGCCAAACTTTTTTTCATTAATTTTCCTCATTTCTGTTATAATTTAATTGTTAAATTCTCAGAAATGAGTTAGTCCGTGTTCCCAGCACGGGCTTTTTTAATACAAACTTTTGAACACACTTACAGTGCCGTTTATGTTGAAAATTATGATGTATTTATCTTCCGTTTTAATACCGTCGTATTTACGAGCGTAGAACTTAATAGCTGCTTTAAAAGTTTTTTCAGGAATACTAAGATGATCAGCACATTCCCAAACACTAACGCACCCGCTTTCAAAACATTCTATTATATCACCGGGTGTCACGAGCAGAGCTGCTCCAGTATCCCTAGCTTTTTGTTCTTGTTTTCGTTTTTCAAGTGAGTCTTGCCTTATTATGTCGCCACTACCTGTTAAGTAATGTCCAATTTCCTCAGCTACCGTAGAATTTAGTTCCTCGTATTCTTGATCAGGGTTAAGATAAACAGTTGATCCATAAATCATTCCTTTTTGATTGAACGGCATAAGAGGATCAAACTTGTATTTTAATTCTGGGAAACTCGACATTAATTCTTCGTAAACCTGCATGAAATCACCTACCTCAATCTATAGTGGATTATTCTTTCTGTATTCGATATATCGCAATATATCTTCCATGTCTTCCTCAGACACATCGTCGTCTATATGGGCCGCTAATAATTCACCTCTTGCGCCCAATACCGAATGGTCTTTTGAGGATCTACCAAGTAAATAATCCACAGATACATCAAAAAAGTCAGCCAGCTTTTGCAACGTTTCTATAGAAGGGTTTTGTTTACCCCATTTACCTATAGTGCCGTTCGCAATCCCAACTCTTCTTTCTAATTCAGCAATTGTCAATTTTCTTTGTCTAGCCAATTCTTTAACTAATTCTTTTGTATTCATTTTTATGCTCCTTAAAAAAATGCACAAAATAGATAGTTAGCTATTGACAAATAGATTATAGGCTATTATACTAGGGGTGTACTTGTGAGAGGGTACAAACACATAACCTTGAACTATTATCATTGAGCTAAAACTTTGTGTATTTAGGTTTATTTCGTATGCATTAATAATAGCTAAATATCTAATAGTTGTCAAGAGTGATAGCTTATTTTCTATCGAGGAGGTGAAATAATGATTTATGAAGTTATTAAAGAAATTGCTGATCAGAAGGGCATTAGTATTTACCGAATCGAAAAGGATTGTGGTATGTCTAATGGAATCATTGCTAAATGGGGGAAAACAGCTCAGCAAAGCCCAAAAGTAAACAACCTGATCAAAGTTGCTGAATACCTAGAAACGCCGCTTGAAACTTTCTTAGAAAAAAAGAAAAAAGAGGAGAGTGAAGAAGATGACAAATCTAGCATTAGTTAACCTAGATGACTTAAAGGTTCTGTTATCAGAGCATTCCATACCAAATGAGGTTTGGAATTCAAAACAAGCAGCAGACTTTTTAACAGTCAGTGTTCCCACGCTGCATAAAGAAGCTGAAACAGGGAAAGTGCCAGGCGTTAGGATAGGTAAGGATTGGAAGTTTTCTTCAATAGCTTTATATCAATATGTTGCTAAGGAGGGTCATCAAGGTGAAAGAAGTTTCAACAAATTTTGACTATTCTATAGTAGATGATACCACTGCTCAATTTTTAAAACTAAAAGAACAGGAACTACAATCAATCGTTCTGAATAGTTCAATTCAATTGGGAGAGAAGTTAATTGAGGCGCAAGAAAAACTAGCCAGCTTCAAAACGGGAACATTCGAGAAATGGTTCAATTCAATCGGGTTGAAAAAACAAACTGTATATAACTACATCAACCAAGCTAAATTCGTCCATCAGATGGACGAATACAAACAAATCGAAATGTTCCAGGAACTACCAACCACACTCAAAACGGAAATATCTAAACCGTCAGCTAAACCAGAAGCGGTAGAAATGGTGCTCTCGGGTGATATAAAAACCACCAAAGAATACAGAGAGCTTGAAAAGCAGCTAAAAGCTAAGGATGAGCAAATCAAACTACAAGCACAGATGATTGATGATCTCAATGAGCAAGAAACGGAAGTAGTTGAAAAAGAAGTCATTGTCGAAAAGATTCCAGATGACTATCAGCAGCTTAAGCAATCTACGAAGATCGTTGATGAAATCACCAGAGAAAACCAAGCGCTTAAAGCTGAACAGGAAGCTTTGAAACAACGTATAGCAGATTCCGAAAAAGCATTGCAAGAAAAAGCGAAGATTGAAAATGATGAACTAGAACAAGCGCAACTAAAACGTTTGAAACGAGATGCTGATATCAGTGTTCATAAACTCATTATCAATATGAATCAATTTGTTAAAGAACAAGCGGTAACGGTATACGATTCGCAAGCAATCGCTGGTGCGAACGATGAGACAAAGCAAAAACTCACGGATTCAATTTCCAGAGTTGAAAAATTATTAAAACAAATCAAACAAGAAATTGGAGGAGAAGTAGCATGGGTAATCAATTAATGGAAAACAGCACGATCGCATTGATCCACACATTGGAAACGCAAGGCAAACAAAGTGAAGCGCTGGTAAGTTTGTTGCGTGAAATGGGAAATGTCAAAGAAGAAATGATTGAGCTGAAAGATGAAGTAAAAGAGCACGTCAGCGAAAGCCGCTCGTTATATGAAAAAATGTCTGAGCAAGTCACTATCACGTATGAAGAGCAAAAGGAATTGCGCTCAATCGTCAGCAAACTAGCCATTAGCTTAACCGAAGAACATCAAAAGCGCCAAGGTAAAACATACAGTGGCAATCTATTTAAAGCTTGGAAAGGCATGTTCATGAGTCGTATCCACTCTAAGCTAAAGAAACGCATGAACGTTGTCCGTTACACATCAATTAAACGAGTTGATTACGACGAAGCTTTAACCTATTTAAACGTACTAACTTATGAACATTTTAGCTTATCTGATTTGCAAGCAACGCCTGCAGTATTGAACGTTTTGGAATTGGAGGATAAATAATGGAGTACGAAAACGTAAAGGAAGCCTTAAAAGATGCAATAGAAATTGCTGAATCTAAGGAAGTGATTACTTGGGATATCGACACAAATTCCAGACCGGCGACAACTGAAGAAGTGCAAGAAATGATTCGTGAACGCCTGTATACTGGTGCGTGACGGAACGGCTTAGAACGCTATTTAAAGCGGTGTGCGTGAAGGTAATGAACAACGCGGCAATTGTGAGTTTTGGCAGTGAGCGGACGGTCGTTAGGCTTCGGGATATGAAGAAGGTGGAATGATGGCATTCAATCCAGATTTGTATAGATTGGAGCGTTTGGTTAATACACCAGGCGCTGACAAAACAGAGATTGCAACATTAAGGCACAAACTGTGGACAACAAGCATTGAAGCACCAGGGCGAAAACGGCAGTATGATGTAACGCCAGTGAGGTTCACTTTCCCGAATGGCGAAGTTAAAACATACGGTTCGCAGACAGATGCAGTTGAAGTGTCTGGATCACATAAGACGACTTTAGAGCGTGCCTCTAGGTTGGGGTTACCGCTGAAAAAAGGCAATTTTGCAGGTGCTATGGTGGAGATATTGAGTTAGTAATCGGAAGATATACACAACTGAGAAAAAAGGAGTCATTATATGTTAAAAAAAATATTTTGTAGGCACAATCACGGATTGAAAACTCTATACACTTTTAAAGATGAAGGGTGGAATAAAACTGTATATGTTAGGTCATGTAACAGATGTGAGCGTAGATGGTTTTTCCATAAAGAAAATAGCACATACTTTGTAACAAACGCTTATAAAATTTCACTTCTAAACGGAATTACAGAAGATTAGTCAGCAATCCGACGAAATAGCAGAAAGGAAAAAGATTATGGTATATCCGAATTTTGAGAAAGAAAGTTCCACCTGTGCTAATTGTGGCAACGCATTGTTCAATGATGGAGCATGGACTAATCAATCATATTTAACGGTTAGAGACAATTTTATGATAGCTAAGTTTTTCCAGTTTGAAGATGGAACTGACAATATGTTTTGTGATGCAAATTGTCTTGCTAGTTTTCTTTCAGCGGAAGAAGTGGAAATAGCAGAAAGCGAGGAATTACATGCAAGCACAGGATCTGCACCTATTGAAAACTATAATGAATTAAGAGCAATATTGGAAGCGCGCAGCCAGCCAACTTTTTCCGCTGAGGTCGATATGCTATTTAATGATGGAGACTTCGAAATTGGCGATTGGCTTACATTTATTGACGAGGAGTACAACCCAGCGTTAAGAGTCAAGGCTAGGGTATTAAACAAGGAAATTCATCGTAGTAACCCTGCTGAAAACAAAGCAACAATTGGTAATTATCAATTATTAGAAAGTCTTATCAGCAGCGATCTCACGGCAAGGCAGCAGCAAATGAACAAACCAAACAGTATGTATTTAATCAAGTTGATTCCGGATAATGGGGTTAGCTTTGTTGACGGAGAAGAAAAAACAACTAATATCACTGCAACGATCTATAAAGATGGCATGGATATTACATCCAGTGTTTCAGCTGATGATATTTTGTGGTTTAAAGTTGATAAGGATGGCAACCACGATACAGCGTGGGAAGACTTGTACAATCAGTCTGGAGCAACTGTGCAAGTAACGAGTGACGATTTTACCGAAGTATCCAGTATCCGTTGTGCGTTAACAATTTTTGATAATCACTTTGTTCAAGCTATTTACTTTTTAAACGGTTTGCGAGACGTGGCCCGCAAGGTTTTGCGTTTGCAAACCAAAGACACGATCACTAGCGTCCATATATCAGATACACATTATGCGACTGATTCCATAGGGCGTGGCGATCTAGAAAACTATGGACGTAGTAATAGCCATATTAAAAACGTAGCTGAATTTACCAATTTTGTAGATGTCGATTATGTCGTTCTAAACGGCGATACACATGATGGATCAACAGCCAATAAAAATATCGCACTATCTAATTATCGAGAAGCAGTCAGCACGTTGGGGATGTCAAACGCACCATACTTTGTGACTTGGGGAAACCATTGCAACAATTCATGGGGAGACAATGTTACGAATTCAATCACGAAAACCGTGAAGAATTACCAGCCTAAAACTGCAATGACCTCACTGCATGGCAAACTGCGCCAGGTGATCACACATGAAGAGATGTACCAAATTGCTACAAGACCAAGCACGATCTTCAATATAGTAGAAAACCCTCTCGATAAGAAGGGGTATTATTACTACGATGTGCCTGATAAGAAAAATAGAGTGATTATACTCAATGCACAGGATGTACCTATTAGTTTAGATGATGATGGCTTTGCAAAATATATTGATATCAATGTATCTGGCTATCGTCAAGCCCAAATAAAGTGGCTGTATGATGTGTTGAAAAATACCCCAACTGATACGACTGTATCCATATATCAACACTATCCGTTTGGCAAACGTTATAAAACAGATATGGATTATTACGCATATAACTACGAAATGATTGATGGAATCATTGATAGCTTTGTCACTGGTGGTACGTACAGTCGAACATATAATGCAAATACAGACTTCGCAGCAAGTATTTCTTGTGACTTTGAGGGTCATAAAGGAACGCTTGCTTTTTTAGCGCATGGACACATGCACAACGACCGAATCAGTAAAGATACTAACGGAACAGTGAATTACTCTATCGGCTGTTCTGTGAGCCGTCCGAAGAAAGACCAGGGGGACAGACCGCTTGGGGTTTTGGAAGAAGATCTATGGGATGTGGTTGTTTTGAACACGAAAACCCGACACGTTGATTTGATTCGCTTTGGCAAAGGCACCGATCGGTCATTTGATTATTAGGAGGTGGGAGAATGCCAGTAGTACAAGATGAAATTAGTTTAGTCAAAGTTGCAAACGGTGACGATGGCCGAGGGATACTTGGCACTCCGGTTGCAACGTATGCACAATCAACGAGTGGAACGATCCCACCAACCTCATGGTCAGCAACACGACCTAATGTACCGGCTGGTCAGTATCTTTGGACAAGGGTTGTCACAACATATACCGATAACACAACATCCGAAACACAAACTCCAACTCTGATGGGGGCTGAAGGTGAATCTGGATTAGGCATTAAGGATAAATCAATCAGCTATGCAGCAGGAACAAGCGGAAACACGCCGCCTACAAGTGGGTGGCAAGAAACGATTCCGACCGTATCATCAAATCAGTATCTTTGGACTAAAACAACACTGATTTATACAGATGAATCAAAGACTGAAGCGTATTCTGTAGGAAAGATGGGGGCAGATGGTGCGAATGCTAAGTTGCTCTATCTTACTGCTTCAGCTGAAAACATGGCTTTTAATGCCGATGACACGCCTAAGACGACACAGACGATAAACATATCGGCAAAGCTTCAAAACGTCACAGGAACTGCAACGTTCGCTGCTATTCCTTATATTGGTAACACTGCTCAAACCGCAATTACTCTCGGTGGAACTGGTAACACAAGAACTTTGACAAGTGCACAGTGGACCAATAAAGATTGGACACTGATCGCCATTACCGCAACTTTGGACAATCTAAGCGATACGTTAAGTATTGTAAAAGTAAAAGACGGGAAAGAAGGGGAAACCTATTTCCCTCATCCAGCATGGATGATGGTAGACGGTACATTTACGAAGGTTTATCCGAATGAGAATTTAATTGATGCTAGAGTTGTTATTCCAAGTTCTAACAATTCCAACCTATATCCTATTACAAATGAAACTAGATCGGACAACGGTAAGCAGTTTTCTCGTACACGCCGTACAAATCCAACACAATATCCCACAACATTTAGTATATTCACAAGTATAGATGTAAGGGCAATTGCTCCCGCTCTAACTGGCAAAAGAATAGGGTTGAGTAACTATGTTAGGGGAAGTACAGCTGTAAATATGTCACTGATGGCTAGATATGTAGGTACTAATGAATCGGGAACATTTCCTAATGAAAGTGTAGGCGTTAAAATCGGCACATCATGGCAAAAGGTGAGTTTCATAGTTGAATCTTTTCCGGCTGACGTATCAACAATAAGGTTTAATCCGCTTCAAATTGCTACACCAGTTCCTGATCTTTCTCAGTTTTTCTTGGACATGAGGGATTGGAAAATTGAAATTCTAGACAATGATCAGGAACCAACTTATTTCACAACGCCGCCTTCAGTAGACTACGAAAATGCCTATCCAAAATATGAAGGATTTTACTCCGACACAAATGAAGCTGGTTCTGACAATCCAGATGATTACAAACCTTGGACACCTTTCATGGGACCTCAGGGACCAGCAGGAGAAGATGGTAAGGATGGCTCTGACGGTAAGGACGGAGCAAACGGCCAAGATGCAAAAGAAGTCATCAGTGGGTATCTTTCAAATGATTCCATCATAGTACCTGCTAATGCATCTGGCACAGTAACTGACTTCACGAAAGCTCTTGGAGATTTTATTATCTACGAGGGACAAACTAAAGTTTCATCTGGTGTGACGTATTCGAAGGTTTCTGAAACTGGGATGACTAGCACAATCAATTCAGCAGGTCGTTATACAGTTACTGCTTTGTCGGCCGATGTTGGAACCGTAACATATCAAGCGGTGTACAAAGCTGTGACAATTCAAAAGATAATGATTGTCGTAAAGAACAAGCAAGGAGCCACAGGGCCAGCCGGATCAAACGGAACTGATGGAAAAGGAATCGTGTCTAGTGCTACTACCTATCAAGCTGGTACTTCTGGTACAACACCGCCTACAGGAACTTGGAGTACTTCAATACCTAGTGTTTCTGAGAACCAGTACCTTTGGACAAAAATTGTTCTTACTTACTCTGACAATACAAATTCAGCTGCATATTCTGTGGGGAAGATGGGAGCAAAGGGGGAAGCAGGTGCTACTGGATCGACAGGAGCAACGGGAGCAACAGGTAATGGGATTAAAAGTACAACTATCAATTTTGCTAGTTCTACTAGTGGGACAACAGCGCCTAGTAGTGGATGGAGCACATCAATTCCCACAGTAGCTGCAGGAAGTTTCTTGTGGACAAGGACAGTATTAACTTTCACAGATAATACAACAAACACTTCATATACTGTTGCCAAGCAAGGTGAAAAGGGCGATCCGACTGGTATCATTAGTCAATCCAAAGTGCCAACTAATCCTTATGTTGGTATGCTTTGGCAAAATACCGGAGCGAGTGGCTATATTATCGGTGCGACCTATCAATGGAATGGAAGCAAGTTTAATCTATATATTTTTACAGCGGATAATATAGTAGCTACTACTTTATCTGCAATCACTGCTAATCTAGGAAATATTACTGCCGGTAATATTTCAGGTGTGACAATCAGTGGTTCTAAGTTCATCAATGAATTTTCCTATCAACCTTATCCTACTAATTCAAGCATATTTGTTTTCGGTACTACCACAATTGAAAACGGAAGATGGAATACCGAATATCGACAAGAGGGAAATAAAGGTATAGGAATCGTTGATCATACTGGTACAGCAATTCTTGATCCAACAGGAGTACAATTTTCTCAAACTATGGTTGCTAGCAATGGTGAAAATAGCTTTGCAAAGTTTAATGCTCTTGAGCTAACTATGAATTATGGTGGGCGTGGCGGAACCTTGACATATAACGATTTGTACAGTCTGCCTAAAACGGGTATTCCTTCAGCAAGTGGTTGGTCACAATATAATACAAGTGAAAGCTCAGAAAACTTCCCCAGTGCTACAAGACAAGGAAGAATGGTCCAACTTTCAGGAGCGTTTAAAAATAATGCTGTTAAAGCAGCAGGTACAGAGAATGATGTGATGGGCACACTCCCACTAGGGTATAGACCAACAGCGGATTGTAACTTTATATGTCAAGGGACAGGATCAAATATTTATCTTTTAACTGTTAAATCAAATGGGCAACTCACATTTAGCAGATATAGAGGAGATACTGGAGCCTCTAATAATTATAGATTTGATTATAAAGAATGCGGAGCAAATTCTTGGTTAAATATTGCTTGTACATTTGCCGCCGCTGACGTTTGAAAAAAGGTGATGGAATAATGACAAATAAGGAGAGATACAAAGACCTATATGTTCAGCTTGTTATTAAAGAAAATGGAAGTACGACACCAGAAATGGATGATTTATTCGTTTTAATTCTAGGTGAATTTGATGACGATCCAGAAAAAATGAGTGAATTTATCCAGTCGATCATAGATGAAAACACCGAAAAAGAACCGTCTGAGTTAGATTTACTGAAACAAGAGAATAATGAAATGAAACAGCGGCAGGAAATGACAGAGGAAGCCTTGTTGGCTTTGTCTGATATGTTACTAAGCAGATAAGGAGGGGAATAAGATGAACTATTCAGCACTAGAAATGTTATATGCAACTCACATCATTGAAGGCAAACGAACAATCGAGAGCGTGCCTTCATCAATTCGTGAAGATGTTGCAGAAATTGTTACAAACGCAAAAAAGCAAGAAGGAACCAAGTAGTAGGATATGTAGTAGCAGGAGCAATCGGCTTAATAGTCGGTTGCTTTTTATTTGAAGGAAAGTAGGTGGCATATGTTAAACGTAGGAGAGTTAGCAACTTGGGCGGGTTGGATCATGACGATTGTCGGGATGCTGGCATTTGTAATCAAACCAGTTATGTCCAATTTTACAAAAATTGCAGATAATCTAACCAAACTAGCTCATAATCTTGATTTGTTAACCAGAGATTTAGAAGCAAGTAAATCTGATCGTGTTGCAATTCATGATGAATTAAAGAGACATGACGAGCGCTTGGATAAGCATAACGATCGATTGATTGAGCATGGAGAACAATTAAAATCTTTATGGAAAGAAAGAGGGAAATAACATGAAATTAACTAATAAACAGTATGATTTAGCAAAAAAAGTTTTAACCGTTGGAGTGCCAGGTGTCACGGCATTTATAGTAACTCTAGGAGGATTATATGGATTCTCAACAGAAATCATTGTTGGAACGATCACGGCTGCTGCAACTTTAGCTGGTGTGTTCTTGAATATCGCTAGCAGCCAGTATCAAGATGAACAAAAACCAGATTATGGTGACGGTCAAGAGTTCACAGAAAAGAAGGAGTAGCTAATCGGCTGCTCTTTTTTAAAAGAAAGGATGATATAAATGAGCTTTATCAAATACGAGTATATCAATATTAATGAGTACTCAAGACCAGGTATCAGGAACAACGGTATTGACGGTATCGTTATGCACTACACTGCCAACAAAGGTGGCACCGCACGTAATCACAAAAACTATTTTAATAATCTAAAAGGAAACTATGCTTCCGCTCAGTTGTTTGTAGATGATATTGAGGCACTTTGTATTATTCCCTTAAATGAAGTTGCGTATCACGCCAACGAAATTAGCAAATATAATGCAGATGGGTCGCGCTATCGACCGCTGTATTCTAAGATAGGCAACGCTAATTATTCAACGATCGGTGTTGAAATGTGCTTGGATAAAAACGGCAATATCACTGAAAAAACATTCCAGAATACTGTTAAAGCTGTCAAAGAACTGATCGCAAAGTATCCAAACATCACTCGAAATAAGATTTGGCGCCATTATGATGTTACTGGCAAGAACTGTCCAGCTCCATGGGTAGCGAAACCAAGTGAGCTAGAACGCTTCAAAGATGCAGTGTTTGGCAAGACTAGCGGTTCTAATTCAGCAGCTAAACCTAGTACACCATCTGCAAAACCAAGTACCAATAAAATCCAAGAAGATGGCATGTTTGGTCCAAGCACTGCCAATAAAGCAATGAAATATGAGGGGATTACGCCAGATGATGAAATCAGCCACCAATACCGGCAGGCGTGCAACAAGAACCTTTATGCCGCACAATTCGATAATACACTAAAAGGATCCACGCTGATTCGTACATGGCAGAAACGGTTGAAAGCAAAAGGTTTATACAATGGTGCGATCGATGGACTATGCGGAACAGAAATGATCAAAGCTATGCAGCGAGCCTTGAAGACTACAGTTGATGGATTTATCAGCCCTGTATCTAATATGGTCAAAGCATTGCAAGTAGCATTGAACAACAACAAGCTTCCGTGGTAAACAAATAGCCCGCTTTGGCGGGCTTGTACATAAGAATTTTGGAGGTGAGAACATGGGGAATTTATTTGTATCAGCGTTTACTAGTTTTATCGTTTGTACCGTTTACTATACCTTATTCAAAATGGAGATGAACAAGTGGCTAATCAAGTTTTTTGAAGAAGAGACTAAGACAATTAAAGATTACCTAATTAAAGACAAGCAGCGCAAAAGTTGACTCCATAAGGGGTAACTTTTAAAATACCCTTCTGTAATTCTGGTCCTGTTAATACGGGTAAATCAGTACTAGTTATCTGTGGGTTTCGAGAATTAATCTCTCTAGTTCGGTCATGTTCGGCATTGGTTCTGATAATATATTCTGCTGCAGAAGAAAATTCTTCGGTATTTTTGAATATATCGTATACTGCTTCATTTGTATAAAATTCTTGGTAATCTATTTTAATCAATCCCATTCTTTTTAAATTTTCCAATGATGGACCAATAAGACTTTGATTACGTTGGTTGGGATTTCCTAAATATATGTTAGTGTAAAGTTTAAGGTAACCACCAGTTGATAAATCTGCTTTGATTTCGCAAATGCTTCCTTCATTGCCATTAAGATGAATATTCAGCATGTTATCCGCATCTATAGGGTTCATTTGTTTAATAATTTCAACAAATGAAGGGTGGATATAACTATCTTTTGAGGAATCCATAGATGACGCAATTAATTTAGCGAACATTATTCTGAGTGGCTCATCTTCAATGAAATATCTTGATGCTTCAAGTGCTGGTCCAAGAATATTAAGTTTAGGCTCTTTAATGTTTTCTGGCTTAATTTTGGAAGCTTCTTCTAGAAGTTCTCGTTTAAGTTTTTCAACACTTACTTCCCTTTCTACTTTCAGTAAATCTGCTGTTTTGCTAATATCATGTCCATAATTAACATACCACCAATCTTCAAGTGAGGTAATTGGACCTTTAAATACGCCAGCGGATACTGCACCACCTAAGAAACCTTGAACTATTGGCATAAATGATTCTACATTCATTTTCTTTCTCCTCTCTTCCAGCGTTGTAACACTGATAATAAGAGTATAATATTTTACACATACGAACAGAAAGAGAACAAAGAAACCCCTTTACTCGTTTGAGTAGGGGGCTTTTTTTGTTGCTCTAATTTCCACCGGGCTTGTAATTAATGCTTGGATCATACTTACGCAATATTTTGTCTTGGGTCCTAACATGATCAAAAATATAGTTTTCGCCCTCTATTTTGAAGACAAACGCTATTTCCTCTGGATAGCCGCTGTAGCTTGAGGGAACGGTGAAATAAGGCTTACCGAAGTTTTCCATAGTTTGTACAAACTGCTCATAAAGAAAGTGAGCTGGTCCCATTCTTTGAATGAACTCGTAATAGTATCTTTCTAGTGCATACGTCCGTTTATCTGCAAGTGGTATTTGCAT